GATCAAATTGATCGGCTTCAAGCCGTAAGGCTTGTCAATGGTGGGATAAGCCATTTAAGACTCCTAAATTTAAGAACCAGAACCGAAAGTGACCTTGGATTTCTTTTCGGAGAAAAGAGGCATCCTTGGGTCATTTTCACGGAGGAAACTGTTGTCCACCGAATCCACTTGAGCTTTGTTTTGGCGCTCGTAATGTTGCATACGCTGCTTCAAAAACTCTGCGGGGATACGGCAAAGCAACAGGCCGCCCATCTCGATACCGCCTTTAAAGCGGCCATCGGTCGAGGCGTACATCATCATCTCCGGGTATTCCTCTGCTTTGCAGGGTTCATACCCTTCGCGCAGCCTACTAGAGATATTGCTTGGATCAGCAGTGCCAAGTGTCGAAAGTCGAACCCAACGATGGACCCAATCAGGGCGACTATCCGGGGATGGAAGAACTTCAGGGGCACGCCATGCTTGAGGACGCATGGTAGAAACCCGAGACTCCATATCCCGAGGTTGACGATTTTGACGCGGCGCGTTGGCCGTTTGAGCTTGTTGATCCATTATTCACCTCTATTAAGCAAAGCAACCTGTTTGGCGTACTGCTCTGGGGTAATCCCAAGTCTTCGAGCCAACGAAACTTGAGACGCCTTCAGCTTGACGCGACTTGGCGGGGTACTACGAGTGGCCGGGGCCACAGGAGTACTGGGTTTTGCACGGCGCGGGGATTCATCCTCTGCCGGATTTGACGAGTTTTGGGAAGGATCGTCATTGTCCTCATGGCTCCTGAAGTACTCAGGGAATCTTTTTCGCATGGTCCGGTCAACTTCTTGGAAGTATTCGTCCGTCCCAACATAGTCAGCACCATATTGCTTTTGAAGTTTTTTGTCAAGTCCAACCGCAGAAAGCGTCATTTCCTCGTCAACTCCAAACCAATCGTTGTTTTTGTCCATCCATCGTTTGGTTTTAGTTGAGATTGCTGGTTGCTGCGCGGCTGGCTTAAATTCCTGCTGTTGCTCAATTTCAATTGGGCGCATGGTTTGCGCTCTATCGATTTTTAGCGCGGCCTTTGACATTTCTTCTTGGGCCATTACAAGGGCATCCGAATCCCCTGCCTCGAAAGCCTCTTTCAGCTTCTTCTTGGCAACATCCAATTCGGTTTGAGCGGCTGTCTTGGCGGTCTCGATGTAGACCTCGCTGCCTGTTTTAAGCTGCTCTTTGAGCCGTTTGTTTTCCTCGTAAACATTACGAGCAAACTCTTCTGCGGCCAGCCGTTCGCGCTCGGCTGCTTCTTTCGCCCTGCGCTCATCATGGTAGCCGCGAGTAAACTTCTTCAACCGATCTTGAGCCTCTCGGCTGTAGGTTGAAAGTTCTTCATCGGTAGGGTCTTGCGGAGGAGGAGCGGACTTTCGACCTCTATCCTCTGGCGGTGTGTCATTCTCAATCTCAAGCTCAAAATCATCGCTTGAGGTTTTCTCTTCGTTCTTTTCCTCTTTCTCATCAGGAAATTTGAACTCGTCGTTTTCAAACTTGGTTGCCATTTGTCACTCCTTACGATGCACGCGAAATACCACGCGGGTCTTCAACCACAGCCTCGACCGACTCATCATTAATGATTCGGAACTCTCGGCCATGAATTTTCAGGCGGGTGCCTGAATTTGGGCGCACGATGACAAAGTCACCTTCTTTGCAAGACGGTCCGCTTGGAAAGCGGGTGGTGTCCTTGTAGCAGTCCGGTCCCAGCTTGACCACAAACAAAACAGGGGTCAAAACCTCCTCGTAATGCTTGGTCTGGGCCGATTTAAGAATGCCCAGATCACTCTCGGCATATTCCTCCATCGCCTCTGGCACCACAGTTAGCATGTGATACGTTTTAGGATCAGGAAGCTGCTTGGCCTTTTCAGAAGCATCCCTGTTTAAGATGCCGGAAAGGTCCACGGCGGACACATCAAACTCACTCATTGTTTATCCTTTGCACGAGGTCATTAATCACATGGTCTGCGTAGTCAAGACCCCGGATCACTCCGCAGACTTTTTTGTACTCGTCGAACGAGTCAGCACGGCTTGCCGCAAGAAAGGCTGCTTGCTCTTGCCGGTATTTCTCAATCTCTTTCTGCACATGCGCTAAGGCATGGATGGTTTCAGTCAATCTTGACTCCTTGCTGGTTTGGGTTTAATCATTTGCGTCCGATCTTTGGCGATTTGCACGCCAATTTTTGTGCCCTCCATCTCTTGCTGGGCGGCAAGTTTTGCTTTTGATGCGGCTGCTGTTGCTGCCACTTGCATGGCGGCAATTTCTTTTTGGGCTTCGATGCGAGATTCTTCGACGCGGATACGATCCGCTTTTTCTGCGGCATCGATCTGTTGCTTTTGGATTTTGAGTTGCAGTTCCTGACTTTTTAGCTCCAGTTCTTTCATCTGCATCTGGACCACCGGGTCCATCATCTGTTGCTGAGCCTGCTGAGCCTTTGCTTCTTGAGAATGCTTTTGGAGCAACTCTTGTGATGCTTGGGCCGCTTTGATAGCAATTTGATTGGCATCTTCTTCCGGCAGATTTTTGGTTTCTTCTTCTCCGGGGATGACCATGCCCATTTGTTCTTGCATCTGGCGGCGGTACTCAAAGCCTACGTGCTCGTTTACATGAGCAAGCATGGCTGCTTGCAACGCTTGAGCCTGCGGGTTTTGACCAACAATCTGTGCAATTTGCGGGTCCTGCATGGCCATCATATGGACCTGAATGTGGGACCTGTGGTCTTGCTCCACAAATGCTTTTACCGGCTTACCCATCAAAACATTTTGGTTCTCTTGGACTGGATCGACCGGGGTCATGTCGTCTTCAAGCGGGATCAGTTTGTTGGCATTCTTAATTCCAAGAACTTCCAACATCTGCCGGTGAAGAAGTGGCATGTCATACAACTGCGGGGCAGTCTGCGCCAACTGAAGGACGGCTTGATACTGAACAACCTTCTGCGCCATGGTCGAGGCGTTGGGGTCGCTAACTGGGATGACATCAACGTTGTCATAGTCCGACTTGCGGGCCATCGCACTGCCCTCTTCGGGCTCGTACGAATATTCTTCTGGGGCGTAGTCAGCAATGATGTTTTTAAGGAGTTTGAACTCCTGCTTCATGCTGAAATGCATACGTGATTGGACCGCGCCCATCACTTTAAGCTGGCGCTCAAGCAATGCCAGCGTTGTGCCGACCGGGGCATTGGCCGACATGTCGCTCACATTCATGTCACCGCTGGAGGCAAATGCACGGCCTTCCTGAACAATCTGTTGAAACAGGGTGTACAGGGTTTGGCTTGGCTCTTTGTAGGGTAGAGGCAAGATGTTGTCACGGATTGACCCGGATGGAACATCCACATCTCTAAACTCACCCGGAGCGATTGGGGTGTCGTCTCCTTTGATTCTCAACCCACGTGATTTGAGGCCCCCGGGCAGATTAGAAAGCGTTCCTGCGTCAACCAACTGACGAATCAGCATGGTTGCAGACTTGGCATATCCACCAATTAGGTGAATCAAGCCGTATCCATAGAACCCAAAGCCGGGGATGTACTGGTAATGGACAAAATGCTGGCGCTTGAGGTGAAGTTTGTCGCCCTCATACCAGTTTCTGCGGATGGCAAGCACTTTGCCAGTGCCTTTTTCAACGGTGACCACGTACGGCAAGGCAATGCCCGTCTTTTCCCCGCTTTTGTTGGTGTCCTCAAAACCCTTTAGGTCAAGATCAACATTGATTTCCAGAATGCGGTAACGCTCATCTTGGATTGCCGACATGCCCTGCTCTTCGGCTTTCTGTTTCTCAATGTCGTCCAACTCTCCCGTTGGGTCGCCAAGATCAATGTCCCGGTAAAACTCTGCTTCTTGAAGCTTGATCAGTTCATTTTTTGTCTTGCGCATGACATGGGTGACGCGCTCTGCCCGCTCAATACTTGATGCGCCATACGGCACCACAATGTCTTCTGCGGGTATGAAAACTGACACTTGGCGGCCAAGACTCGGGTCGTAGTAGACCTTTTTAAAGGCAGAGCCCGTGATTGGCAGGTTCCAGAGCATCTTTTCATGCTCCGGGCGGTACTCCTGCATCACCTCAGTCAACTGATAGTTCATATCAGCCTGAACACGCTGAGCAGATTCTTTCTTCTCTGGCGTTTCTTTGCCGATGATTACCGTCTTAACGGGGCCAGCAGCGGGAAATGTCTCTGTGATACCTTCAGCCTGAAACCTCACCACACTCTCGGTGAGCATAGGGTGAAACACACCGCAGGCTCCATTCCAAGGTTCTGTGCGCTCCTCATACTTCAAGCCAAGAAGTTTCAAGCCCTCGATGTATGTTTGCACCCATTCCTTGCGGTCACGCAAGTCTTTCTCAAAATCTGCGATCAACTCAGAGCCAAGAGACTCAAGCTCAGACTCATCCATGTAGTCTGCAATGTTGTCGTTGAAATCTTCGGAGGAATCAGATGATGGTTCAATGTCAATCTCAAGGTCACCCATGCTGATCGAAACCGAGTCTGGGTTTTCAATTTCAATCTCGATTGGATCACTTAAATCATCGAGACCTTGCGGTGCCTGATACAAACCTTTGCTGATGTCCATGGCTTATCCTTAAACGGTGTAGAAGCGGTCGCGCCGACTGCGAAAATAAATCGTCTCTTCGGGTTCATCTGAATCAATTGGGATGAATCCGCCTTGCCTAAACCTCAAAAGAGCCTGCGACGATGAGTCAACCAAGTCATCGTGGTCGCCATTTGGGAACGAAGCCATTTCTTCCATAAGTTCATCGGCCCAACGGGTGTCTGGACACCAAACAACTCCTGAAGCAAAGAGGTCTGAGATTGCGTTTACACGCGCAATCTTATCCTGTCCTTTACTTGGTGTGTACTCCGACAGCGGGATGCCCGTCTGACGAAGCTCATAGATCAAAGGAGCGCCAGCAGCCTTCTTCTCCACAATCAATGTGTCCGGCTCCCACATTTTGTACATCTCAACAGCCTTGGCCTTGAGGTCAGGGAACTCCATCCGGTCCTTAAACGCATCCAAGAGGATGATGTTGTTCTTGTAGTTACCTTTGTCATCCGAATGTTTAAACACACCCCACGTAGTACACGCAGAGTAGTCTGCGCGGTTGTGTTTTTCAAAGGCTGTATCCCAAGATTGGATGAGGTACTCACACGAAGGGGGTGTGTCATTGGGCCAAATACGCCATTGCTCGCGTTTTACGATGGCCCCTTCTTCGGATGTTGGGTTCTGTTGGTACTGAGCATTCCATTTGGAGGCTGGAATCTCAGCTTTGATGGCCTCTAACTCCTCTTTTCTCCAAAATCCGGGCCAAAGCGGGGTTCCGGAGGGCAAAATTGCTGGAAATTCAATGACTTCCCAGCCATCAGTGCCATCTTTTTCGGAATTTTTAAGAATTTGACCCGTCAAATCCTTCTTTGCCCACCGGGTCATCACAATAATGATGGAACCACCGGGCTGTAGACGCTGACGAGGACCAGATGTGTACCACTCATACACCCCGTCATAGACCGCCGGGTTGTTTTGCTTGGCCTCCTGCTCCGAATGAGGGTCGTCAATGATCAAAAGATCAGCACCCTTGCCGGTAACCGCACCGCCAACACCAATAGCAAAATAATCGCCGCCAGCAGACGTATTCCACCGCCCCGCAGCCTTGGAATCCGAAGACAGTTCCGTCTGAAAAACCTTCTGGTACTCAGAGGACTGCACAAGATTCCTCACCTTCCTGCCAAAACCAACAGCCAGTTCTGCGGTGTGAGCAGTCTGAATGATCTTCTTCTCAGGGAACATCCCAAGAAACCACGCCGGGAGAAGATAA